TCGCATAGCCGACTCAACCTTACTCGGGTGTTCGGACGAAGCGCTGAATAAGCTCTACAATGCCTCTGACTGTTTACTGTTTACTTCTCGTAGGGAGGGGTTTGGCATTCCTATGATAGAGGCGATGGCTGCGGGCGTTCCTGTACTGGCTCCAGACTATGGACCTTTCCGTGAAGTCCTCGCTGAGGGCGACTTCGGATATTTACACACACCTGTAGGTAAGGTCTGGGTACGAGGAGACAGTCGGGGTTACGGCTGGCAGTCCGGTGGCGATGTTGTAGCCCGTCATTTACAGTTCCTAAGCTCCGCTAAGAAAGAAGCATGGGATGGACCAGCTGAGAAGATTGAAGTAGCTCGTAAGTATGTAGAGCAAACATACTCATTAGAAGCTGTTACTCCACTTTGGCGGGAGTACATAAAAGAGGCGCTTGATGGAAGTTGAATTAGTAGGACCGATAGGCGATCCGTCAGGTTATGGTCACGATTGTCGGCAGACAGCTCATGCATTAATTCGGGCTGGGGTAGATTTATCAATTACACGGATGCAGTTCGACCCAACGAATTTTACGTGTGACTATGGTCGGGTCGAATCCCTTCTGCGGTCTCACATTAAACCGGCTAAGGATCCTAAGATCCAGATCATACACTCTACGCCGGAGTTCTGGTCAAAGCATGTCCGTAAGGACTGTTACACAATAGGTAAGACGGTCTGGGAGACAGACAGGATAGATGAACGCTGGACGAAGTATATTCAAGAGGCGGGCGTAAATGAGCTATGGCTTCCTAACCAGTTCAATATCGATATCTTCAAGAAGGACCTACCCAAGTTACGCATGACGGATATTCCTCATGCGCACGACACAGAGGTATTCACTCCAGAAGTCAAACCCCTTGACCTCACATCCTTCGGTGTCTCTGACGACTTGTTTGTATTTGGCGCGGGGTTTCAGTGGACAGAGCGCAAGAACCCTCTAGGATTGATCACAGCCTATATTGCTGAGTTTGATGCAGATGAGCCCGTAGCGCTTGTCCTAAAGACGTATGCCTCGAATACGTCACAGTCCGAAGTGAGCAGAGTGCATCAACTTATCTTCGATGCACTGAAGGACGCAGGCTTTCCTGACGGACGAGCTAAGATTGCTCTTATCTCCCAGCTCTTGCCTTTTGATATGCTGCTGCAATTTCATAAGCGAGTAGACTGTGGGGTCTATCCACATCGAGGCGAAGGATGGGGACTGCATATTAGCGAGTCCATGCTCATGGAGACGCCTTGCATTGTCACTAACTGGTCTGGGTCTGCAACATTCTGCGATGAGAGTAATAGTTATCCACTTAACTATCAGATGACTCCAGTAAGCAAGATGCCTTGGTGTCCGTGGTATAATGCCACACAGTCATGGGCTGAACCCGATCTGATTCATCTGCGTGAGACAATGCGTCAGGTCTTCGAGGGCAGGAAGTCTTCTGAACTATCCGATAAAGGCGTGGCGGCAAGAGCTACCATCTATGACCGATATAATTTGGACACTGTAGGTAAGCTGATGAAAGATCGACTGGAGGAAGTATGAAGATTGCGATTGCGATGACAGCCTTTGATCGACCCGAGTATCTAGCGCGGACGTTAGATACATATAAGCGCCTACGCGGTGTAGATGAACATGACTTTTATTTTGTGCTTGAAGGGCCACATAACCAAGCAACAAAAGCAAAATGTGAACAAGTGCGTCAGGTCGCAGAGAGTTTTCCGCACCCAAACAAGACGATATGGGCAAGAGAAAAGAATGCAGGCGTAGCTCATCAAATATACGAGTCTAAGCAACGTTTGTTCGACATGGGGTATGATGCAGTCCTTTCTTGTGTTGATGATTTTCTTGTTGCTCCATATGCTTTGGATGCACTGTTACTCGCATACAGCGAGCTAGATGAATATACCTCTGACTTGTTTACAATTTGCGTAGGCAGTCCAACGTCTTCTTCTCAGGAAGATAAAGCTGCAAATCTTGATTTGTTTACAGCTGGCGGAGAAAACACCTTTTACCTAAAGACGCGAAAAGTGTGGACTGAAATTGAGCCTATCTACGGTGAATACATACGTAAGTTTATTACCCCACAAATAGAGCGTGGACATCCTACGCCGTATCGCAGTCGTCCCAGCGGTGAAATTCGTAAATGGTTTACGGAGATTTTAGGTCGGCCGTTAAACCCACCACTGTTTGCCTCTAGCCAAGATGGTTGCGTCGATATTGCATGTAAGATAAAAAATATCAAAAAGATGAAGACTTATGTGAACCACGCCAAGTGTTTCGGTGAAATGGGTGAACATGCGCGGCCTTCTTCGTTTCACAAAAGTCGGCATGGAAGGACAGTGCTACATGAATTTGATAGAGATGAAGTGTTAGCCGCTTTATCAACACCACGATTCAAGCATTGTACACCAAAGGAGAATCTTTAGTGGCAACTGAGATTAGAAAAATAGCCGCGCAGCGAGGAGGATTCGTCTAATGCAGATAAAAGCTAACAGTCCCTATGTGGCGACCCCTGGGCGTCCAAACTCTGAATTTACGGGAGGACCTAATGAGCCGTGGATCAGTAAAGAAGCAATAGCGAGGCTAGATGAATTACTCACACCGGATATGGTAGGTATTGAATGGGGGTCAGGGGCCGGGACAATTTGGTATGCTTCGCGCCTAAAGTTCCTGCACACTTACGAACACGAGAAAGTTTGGGTGGATAAACTACAGCTCTACGTAGACCGATACGCGGTAGATCCGAACGTGACTATCCACCACGCCCCCGCAACACAAGAAGGCGACAGCCAATTTTTAGGTAACGACGGTAGATATTATGAGCAGTATAGTATGGCGCTTGGTTCGCCGGATAAAGCCGATGTGATCTTTGTGGACGGTCGTGCTAGAAGTGCGTGCTTAAAGACAGCGATCCAAAAGTTAAGCTCGGGAGGTGTGCTCGTTTTAGACGACGCGAGGAGGGACCGCTACGACGTGTCGGTTGTCCCCTCGGAGTGGCTTTGCGAGGAGCATTACAATGCAGCATACTCAACTAAAATATGGCTCGCTCAATCTAAGTAATCTTGCTGTGTTCTTGTGAAATAGCTTTTCCTGTATCTCCGGTGAGAGCGTACGGATAAAGGAGATCATGCGCCGCCCGTGACACCTCTCCTTCCTGGCCGGGTCCGAACAATCACTCCCAAACACTAATCTATCTGCGTACTTCTCCACGAAAGCTGAGTTGCCTACGATTGCTGAACACCCAGAACCTGCAGATACATCGCCGTATAAGTTGTCGAAGTTATCCAATAGTCGGGAGGTGAGACCGTCGCGCTCTCGCCACCATTGTACGGCATGTCCTATGAAGTTTACTGTAGGAAATCGACGCAATGTTGCTGCAAACTCATCGAGTGTTATGCCCAGTACAGGCTCAAAGTGTATCAAGATGGGCACATTATATTGCTGCGCAACTTCTGCGTAGGACCACAGGTCGGGTGAGTCGCCTGGAGCATTAAACTTCAGCTCTCCAATGAGCTTTGCTCCTTTGTCGAGGTAAGCGGCTACGGTCTTCTGGTCGCTAGGGAGTGCATTGGCAGCAAAAAGGAAGCCATCATGATCCTGCGTAAACCGGTAGGCTGCTTCAGGGCCAAGTGCGCTTACTCTTAAGCCATCTTTGCCGTTTGAGGGCAGTAAGACGGTCAGGTCAATGCCCATATCTTTTTGGTGTTGGATGAAGTCCTCATCGCTGCGGTGAAGAAAATTTAGATGCTGATGGATGTCAATTCGCATGAAGGCAGATTACACCTATAAGAGATTTAAGGTGTTGCCAAGAGAACGTAGACTTAGCACGCTGGGCAGGCTATGAAGCTGCATTAGATAACTCAGTGTGCGCATCGGGTAGGAGGGATGAATACATGACAATCAACAATGGAAGGATCGCAGTAGACGACAAGGATATGGATGCGGTCGAAAAGAAGTACGTAGAAGTCGTAGAGCAGAAGATCCGTCTGGCCGATATGGTCAGTGCCGTAATGCAAGAAGCGCTCACTGGAAGGGTCCTCGAAGTAGAGAAGGCGAAGGAAGAATTTCGTAAGTCGATAGAGGATACAGCCAAGAAGTACGACGTCCCGGATGAGGCTAAGGATGGCGTTGTCTGGGAGTTATCCCGAGAAGAAGGCTGTTTCGTGCGGCAGATCGTAGAAGAAAAGGATCGGCCTAAGATCTCAAGTTCCTCAATAGAGATAATCTCTGAGTAGATTGACAGGCAACAACCTGGTAGCCTGAAGCCGTGAGCCTTGGCGTTACCGAGATTAACTTTGTTGTCACGAACCTCGAAGCAATTCGGGAGTTTTATGACGTTATTGCTGTCGAACGATCTACGACAGGGAAAGCAGGTCCCTACACAGAAATAACCACCGTAGCAACGCGGCTCACCTTGGTGGATGGCAAGACGCTCTACACCTTTGTGGATCGGGACGTAAACGAAGACTACTACTATAGAGTCCGATACTACAGCACTACGAGTGGAGTAAGCTCGGCACCGGGCGATCCTGTACAAGGATCACAGGACCCAGCCTTACTCGTCCTCACCGTAGACGAATTGAAGACGAACTACCTGTTTGGCCTTGATATGACTGACGATCAGGGAAACGAATTTCCTGAGAGCCTTTATGAATGGTACATCAAAAGCGCTGTCTCATTGGCCGAACAACAGCTTGACCTACCGATCCGCCCCATAAAGTTTTCCGAAGAACCTGAGCAGCTTGATCTATTTCGACAGGACTACAACAAGTTCGTTCAGCTACAACTGAACAACTTTCCAGTACTAAGTGTAGAGGAAGTAAAAATTGTTGTGCCTACCGACCAGACGGTCATCAACTATAATCTGGACTGGCTACAGATAGATAAGATTGCAGGTCAGCTGAATATCATCCCCGGATCGGGCAACTCTGGCGTTATGGCTTTAGGCGCGGCAGGAGTGATGCTGCCATTCTACTACCGTTCTACTAACTACTTACCTCTTGTATTCAAGGTGAAATACACAGCAGGCTTCACTGACGTTCCATACTCCATCAAGAACTACGTGGGTATGATGGCAGCGATAGGGCCTCTCCACCTGGCCGGTGACTTGATTATCGGGGCTGGTATTTCGCAGCAAACGATAGGCATGGACGGCCTCACTCAGCAGATTTCTTCAACCGCCAGTGCCACAAACTCGGGGTTTGGTGCGAGGATCGTTAACTACACCAAGCAATTGCAGCGTGAGCGTGAGACGATCCGAGCCTACTACAAAGGCGCGATGATGGTGGTGGCGTAAGTGACAGCCGCAGACGACGCCGTAATAGGAGTCTCCGGGAAAGCAGGACCACGAGTAGACTTCAACCTCAAACGGTTCAATGAGCTTGTAGAGCGCAGCCCTAGGTTTGTCTGGGAACGCGCCATGTTCTGTCCGTGCCCTTCCGTCAACGACCAGACTCAACAGCCCGATCCTAACTGCACGAAGTGTAAAGGCGTTGGCTGGCTGTGGTTTGGTCCTGCTGGATATATACCACCACCCGCTGCAGGAACATTAGACCCAACGCAGATGGCAGTCGTTGATAGAAATGGTGGTGCCGTTATCCGCGCATACATGGCCGAAGCCACTTACCGACAAGCTGGATACGATACATTGGGCACATGGGCCTTTGGGCAGATGCATGTCACTGTCCGTCCAGAAAACAAACTAGGGTATTACGATAGGCTCATAAATCTGGACAGCGAGATTGTTTTCAGTCAGCGCATATTATCTGGAGGTCAAGGCGTACTGGCTCTGAGATACCCTGCAATTGTCGTTACCTCAATTCAATCTTCTACGTCTGACTATCTGGAAGGGCGTGATTTTGAGGTAGTTGCAGGTGACGTAGTCTGGTTAGCGGGCCGTGCGCCAGCAGCAGGGGTTCAGCTCGCCGCGCACTATACTTGTCATCCAGCTTGGATCGTAACGAGCTACCCACACGTTATACGGGCTTCAGTGAACGATCGAAAGCCTAAGAAGCCTGTGGTCTCACCAGCAGGCAATCCCCAGAACTTACCTATCCGCGCTCGTGTGCAGCTAGAGTTCGAGAGAGAAGGGTAATGCTTAGTCTCAACGTAGACATGTCTGAGTTTGATGCATACCTACAAGCTCTTGTAGATACCTCTGATGGCATTGCTGCTTCCGCAGCTCAGGTCATCTATGAAGACTGGCGATCCTTAGCCGAGCGAAGACTCAAGTCTTCCCGAGAACAGTATTTGGACGCACTTCAGCCTCCGCGTGCTGTTGCTACCGGCTTCGAGATTTCATTGGTTGGTACTTTCCCTGTATGGGTGGAAGAAGGCAAGGAGCCTTATGACGTAGGACAGGTCATCTTGAAGGGCCGAGAGTACGTGCGTGTCCCTTTCAAGCAGAATCCAGCGCCCAGCAAAGGAACAACCCCTGCATTTGGCGGCAGCTCCACACCTATGGGATACGGATATCGAGCGAAGCCTAGAGGTGTAGACTCTCGTGCTGGGGCTCTTGCCTCGGTTCAGGCTGGTCCGGGGGCTCCTGCCAGATTGACGCGCCGCGTCTATGGCGGCGGTCCTTCGACGCCATCTGGTGCTTATACAGATTGGCGAAGGGCGGGGCGTCGGGCAGAAGCGGGAGCGAATCTTCGTAAGCTCTATGCACACCACTCACGTCCTCTATACGGAGGTCAAGTCCATGATGCTCACTCAGGAGTAGGCGGTGTGACATTCAGGACTGTCAATCAGGACTCTAATTGGATTCACCCAGGCATTCAGGGGCGTCGGTTAGCTGATGAAGCTGTGCGCAGGTTTGGTGGACGTAACCTTGGTCTTATCGTCTCAAAGCATATACAAGGATTAGGAGGTCCGGGAGTATGATTGAGCGCCATATCTATACAGCATTGAAGAACGGTATTGATGAGCTAGAGGCCCATCCCCTCAGGCTTGAGCGTATCTTTCGCGACTACTACGGGCTGGCGCAAAAAGAAGTAGACACTATCCGCACGTACTTTGAGGCCAATCCACCTAGCGTCATTCATAACTACGCCCGAGAGAACAGTTCCTTTCCTCTTTACGCAATCATATTGCAGGGTGCAGAAGAAACCACCAAAGTGCTGGGTGAGTACGGCGGTATGGTGGACCTAGAAGAAGCGCGAGCCATCGATGATTCGACAGCCCTAGGCGCAAACATATTTGGTTCTATTTTTACCTACAACTACGAGATAATTACTTATGCTAAGTTGCCTGATGTAGCCTTGTACTACTACTATCTGGCTAAGTACTTTATGATCAGAGAACGGGATTATTTCATAAGCCAGGACTTATTCGACCTAACTTTAGGCGGCTCTGACCTCGCTCCTGACGCACGGTATATGCCCGCATACCTGTTCGGTCGCACATTGCGCTTCTCGTGTCAGTGTGAGATGGGTGTTATCGGGGATGTAGTGCCTAGAGCAGACAAAGTATCCGGTGTTCACATTGGCGTAGGCGTTACTGTGAAAGGTGTTTAGGATGGCGACGAAGAAGAAAACTAAGAGGACACGTAAGGCTACGAAGGTTACGAAAGCCGTACCTGCTCCGGTGGTAAAGGCGGCACCTAAGCCTAAGGTGGTGCCGATAGATCTCGCAGCGTTCAGACGCACAAGTGGTATTCGACCAGAACACTTCGGTGGCTTTGAGCGTTACATTACATTAGTATACGGTCCAGGAGACAGATTGTATAAATCACCTGCTGAGTGGCGCAGCACTTATGATCAGTATCTTAAGAGACCTGTGATAGGATAAAGAAAAATGGCGACTTCAATTTATTTCGACGGCAGAACGACTTCGATCCCAGGAGCGTACACCAAGATAGACGCGACGGGACTTGATGCAGTGGGTGTAGGGGCTACAGGCATTGTAGCACTCATTGGCACTGCTGAGGGTGGTCAACCAGTTATAGACGGTGACGGTGTGAAGATGACACCCGACGAGGTTGTTAGACTAACTAACCCTCAAGGCGTCCTGAATACCTATAAATCCGGTAACTTACGCGAAGCAGGCTCTATCGCCTTCCGCCCCTCAAACGATCCGGCTATCCCAGGCGGCGCTCAACAGCTTATCTGCTTGAAGGTAAACAACGCTAAACCCTCGACGGCGAACCTTTCGGACGTCCTAGGCGGCACTGCACTTACGCTTACCTCACGAGACTACGGCGCGTTTACTGAACAACTTCAGGTAGACGTGGCGACCGGAACTGACGCAGGGCTCAATGTCACCATCACGAATAACGCTGACGCTTCGACCGAGACCTACATAAATCTAGGGGAAGTCACGTCAGGTTCTACTGACATGTTCACGCTAGAATATGACGAGCCCACCACGAACCTAAGCGGCTGGGATACAATGACAGCCTCAGTAACTTCTTCTGGAGTTGTAGCCAACGGCACACGGGACGTGGCAGGGACTACCGATATAAGTGGTACGGGAACCATGACCGTAGGGGCAGGCGACTCCGCTGCATTGGATGAAGGCACGACTGTGTACGTTATTGGAGACACGGCTAGTGGCATCCAGGCGCAGGCTTTAGTACTGAACGACACAACGACACCTGTTACCGGCTCGATTGTTTTCACCGATGTCTACGGCGCTTATGCGAATGCTTCTCTGGCTGGGCAAGTAGACGTTACTTGTTCCGTAGGCTTAGCTTTTACCATACCGGCGCTTCCTGCAGGACCTGCTTCAGGTGTTCTTGGTGGTGTGCTTGGACAAACCATGTTCGTTGCAAATTCGGCTGTTAGTCTCAGTGCGGGCGCTGGGTCTGTAGCCCTACATGGATTAAACTCCTCGGGAACACTAACCGTAGAGCAAGTAGCAGTAGGCGGAACCAGTACAACACTATGGTCTCAGATTAACTTTATAGGGACAGAAGACCTTACAGGTACAGAAACTCTTTCTGCGACAGCGGCACAAACAAACAACACGATACAAACGACACTGCAGTCAGTGAATGACTACTTCAATGCTCGTCGGTTGCCTGGTGTAAGTAGTGGGGCTGGAACCTACTCCGGCTTTACGTTTACCTTGAAGACCACTCAAACGACCCTGGATCCTGGGCTGCTCGACTTCACTGATGCAACTCCGGGAGCGCAGTCTATCGATGCAACACCCGTTGGATTTAGTGCGATTCTCAACGCAGTTGTTTCAACACTCGATGCTAATTCACCTACGGTCAAAGCAGCTCGTGGTACAACGGGGCTCCCTCCAATCGTCGTCAACACATTCTTGAGTGGTGGTGACGAAGGCGCAGCTACCTCAACGGAGTACAGTGCGGCGCTTGAATTATTGAAGTCACTTGATGTGAGCACGATTGTTCCACTAACTGGGGACTCGGCAATTCATACACTGGTAAGAGACCACTGCATCTATATGGCCGGTCCTGGCAAGAGTGAACGAGATTCGGTTGTCGGTTTAGTTCACTATGATGGCTTAAATCCAACGACGGATGTGCCCACCAAGACTGAAATCAAGGACCAGATTATCGTACTCAATTCACGTCATGTGCGTGCTTGCGGACAGTCCGTGTCTTTATTCAATACGGCAGGGAACCTTACGGTCTTCCCTCCTTACTTCCAAGCAACACTGGTCGCTGCGATGCAGGCGGGGTCTTCAGTAGGGACGTCACTGACACGTAAGACGATGAGCGTTAGCGCCATTGCTCAGGATTCAAGCTGGTCCCCGATGAATGATGCCAATGAGATGATTGGCTACGGTTTGTGGTTCGCTGAATCGCACCGTACAGGTGTTCGCTGCGTTCGTAATATCACGACTTACCTCACGGACAACAACGTCGCATTCGTAGAAGCCTCCGTAAATGAGGCTGCGAACTTTGCAGTATTCAACTTCCGCAACGAGCTTGAAAAGCTCGTAGGTCAGAAGGGGTTTGCTGGTACGGTGAATGCTGCACGGACTGGGGCATCACAAATCCTAGACTTGCTTGTGGAGCAGGGTACTCTCGTACAGTGGCAATCTTTACAATTGGAACTCAACGTAGATACGCTCGCTGTTTCGGTTGAGATCGCCCCAGTAATACCAATCAATTTCGTCACTGCTACTGTGCATCTGGTGACATTGCCTATATCAGGCTAGAGGATATTAGATAATGGCTGTTCAAAACCCACCCACTAAGGGAAGCGTTGTATCGGGCTCTAGGGTCAAGCTGTCAGTAAACGGTACTGACATAGGCTACGCTACGATCGCGTCTTATGTAGAGACGATTACATATGATCCTATCGCTGTGCTCGACCAGATGGAAATCGCTGAGCATGTACCAGTCGCTTATGATGTGGCCTTTACTGCATCTAGGGTGTTCCTGATTACAGACACGATTAAGAACATGAGCTTGTTCCCACAAGTAGCTCCCGGCCAGAACTTCACGACTGCTCTACTGAATGCCTTATTAGGCATCGGAACTGATGGAGAGATGACTGCAGCTATTGTTGATAGTAGTGGTCAAACTATTGTAGAGCTTACTGGTGTCAAAATCACTTCCCATAACTTGACCTTCGGCGCGAGAGCTGTTGTAGGTGAAGACGTCGGCTTCGTCGCACGACGAGTGAAGGACACTATAGCAGGCGAATAATCACCTGCCAGCCTTGGAGGGATGAATGGCAAGAAAGAAAGCATCACCAGTTGTTGTCTCGACTGATGAAATCAAACAATCCGTAACAGACCTAATCACCAAACCAATAGAGGAGATAAAAGACCCCGATCCTGATCCTGTGCCGGGGGAAGATCCTAAAGACGCAGAAGAATGGTCCTTCATGTTCGAGCATAAAGACGTGAGGGGTAAGGTATGGTCTGGGCATTTCACTAATAAAATCCTAACCTTAGGCGAACAACAGCTTGTAACTAATACAAAGTCTCGCTTCTGTGGTGGGATGCCTCTTGAATCTATTGATGGTGGTATGCTCGCCCTCAATGAAGCCATCGCACATATGACTTTTTCACTGCAGGAGCTGCCTAGCTGGGCCGAAGACCTTCGCCAGTTGCGTGACGCTGCCATTATATTTGCACTGTGGGAGAAAGTGAGGTCCCACGAAACCCGCTACTTTCGACTCGATTCGGACACTCGCACTGCAAAAGAAAAGTGAGGATGACATATCTGCACTACGCAGATGGTGGTCAAACAAGTACAATAGACCGCAGAATGATCCAGAGTTATTAAACTTAACTCCGGCGATGCTTTTATCTGACTTCTACTACGATCTACACGATCGTCGTGCGGAGGTGAAACGTGAGATAAAGGCGGGCTCCGGGGCGAGAGATAAGCTGGAGGAGACGCTGTCTGTGCTTGAAGAAATACTAGAGATAAATAGCTCATTAGGATCGTGGCAAGACGAAGTTGAGGCGGCGCTCGATGAAGGTCGTATGCCTGACTGGACCAAAGGAGCCTCAGACTAATGGCATCACAAGCAAAAGTTACCCTCCTCATAGAGACCAAGTTTGAAAAGTTCCAGGAACTTAAGAAGGCTGGTCGTGAGCTACAAGAAGCCCTCGGTGTCGGGAAGATTGCTAAAGAGTATGAGAATCTTGATAGTGCTCTCGGCAAAATCCTCGATAAGATAAAGCAGATAAATCAAGCATCTGGGAAATCTGGACTTCTCGGTGGTGGTGGCGCGGGACCTATTACGGGGTCTCATGGTGCTAGAGGTGGTGGCGGCGGGGGCCGTGGGGGCGGTGTTTTTTATGAGGGACACGGAGGTGGTGGTGCGGTCTTCGGCCCACAACAATCTGCGTGGCGACAATATACTCCCGGTAAAGCTATGGAAGCAGGCTTCGGTCAATTTCATACAACCCACGCAACTGTCAAAGGTATTGTCCGAGACCAGATGGCACCTCCTGCGCTGAAGGGTGCTGCGTACAGGGCAGAGCACGCAGCACAACAGGCTATTTGGGGGAACGAAGTCTACCCCGGCTATCAAGATCGCCGTTATGGGATCGGGGAGGGGAACACTGCTTCGCCACTCCGCGATCCATATGTTGGACGTACCTCAGACTTACGACCAGCGTTTGCCGGAGTAACTACCGCCAGGGCAGGTGTTGCGGGCGCAAATGTACAGCAGACTATAAACCAACGTCAGCAAGCGGGCATCAAGTCTCAGATGATTGCGCAAGAAGCAGAGTTCGCCCG